GCCTGTTGGTGAAGTGGTTGAACACACATGCCTTTCACGCATGCATTCACGAGTTCAAATCTCGTACAGGTCACCAATTTTGAATGAAACGAAGCAACCCTTCGTTTTTTATTTACTATTTTAAGGAGTGGTAATGTGAAGAAGAAGACATTAAAAGGTTCAATTTCTAACTTTAAAAGAGCTTGGGGATTTGCCAAAAAACAGAAAAAGCTTTTAATTGGATATTTTATTTTATCTCTAGGCTTGTGTTTCATTAGTGCAATCGCGCCAATGTTAGATGCAAAAGGTTTACTATATTTAACAGATGGAAAATGGCATCCATTATTTATCGTTGCTGCTCTTATCTTTATCGTTGAAATAACAAGAAATACTTGTCGCTTTTTTGCTTCTCGTTGTAGCCAGATTTTTTTCCGAGAAACATTATTACAAATTCAATATGAAATGGCTACACAGATTTTAAAATTAGAAACAGAAGAAATCGACCATCATTCATCTGGAACATTTGTAGATAGGCTTACCAAAGATACCAGTGATATTGCGAATATCTTTACTGAATTAAGTTATTCTATCACAGATATTCTATCTAATGTTGGTGTAATGGCAGCCATATTTATGATTAATCGTTGGATATTTTTATATTTTTTAATTGGTCTTTTTATTCTTTATTTCTTGAATCGACTTGAAATTAAAAAATATTTTGAGATTGATAAAACCTATAGAAAAATGAATGAACGAAATACAGGTCTAACTACAGAACTGATTCGTGGAATACGAGATATTAAGGTTTTAAATGCAGGAACGACTTTTTTAGAAAAAGTGAAAAATAAGTTGTCTGCTTCTAATCAAGAACGATATAAAATGAGCAGTGTTATGAGAAAGTACCGTTGGTTAGTAGGCACATTTAAAGACATTTTAAATCTTCTTTTTATCGTATTAGGGATTTATTTAGTATCTATTGATAATCTAACAATTCCAAATTTTGTAATTATTTATATGTATCAATCACAAGTCTACAATTTATTAGGATTTATAACAGAATTTATGGAAGATTTTAAAAACTTTAATGTATCAGCAGGAAGAGTATTTCAAGTATTGGATGATGAAGTTTTTAAAAAAGAAAGTTTTGGAGAAACACATATCGGAAAAATTAATGGAGATTTTGAGTTTAAAAATGTGACATTTTCTTATACTAATGGAAAACCAATTTTAAAAAATTTAAGCTTTTCAGTATCAGCGAATGAAACGGTATCTTTTGTTGGAAAAAGTGGTGCAGGAAAATCAACAATATTTAGTTTGTTAACCAAGTTATATCCAGTTAAAAGAGGAAAAATATTAATAGATGGCCATGATATAAATACTTTAGATAAAGATTCTATTAGAGATAATATATCGATTATTACCCAAAATCCATATATTTTTAATTTTTCGATTCGTGAGAACTTAAAAATCGTAAAAGAAGATGTTACAGATGAGGAAATGATAGAGGCTTGTAAAACAGCTTGTTTGCATGATTTTATTATGACCTTAGAAAATGGTTATGACACAGTAGTAGGAGAGGGAGGTCTAACTTTATCTGGTGGAGAAAGACAAAGACTTGCTATAGCAAGGGCACTTCTTAAAAAGACGGAAATTATTTTATTTGATGAAGCAACGAGTGCACTTGATAATAAAACTCAAAATAGTATCCGTAAAGCCATTCGTAACATGCAAGGAGAATATACGATATTGATGATAGCACATCGTCTTAGTACTGTAATTGATAGTGACCGCATTATTGTCATTGATGAAGGAAAAGTCGTAGACGAAGGAAGTCATGAATATTTATTGCATCATTCTAATCTATATAGAGATTTATATGAGCAAGAACTAGAAGAAGCACAATAATGATGCTTTTTCTTTTTGATTATGATATAATAAGTAACGCTTAAAGGAGAAAATATATGAAATATATAAATTATAAAGAACATGATATGTCTGTTTATCATGAATTGATTAATATAGCAATGGGATATGGAGTATCAATTCCACATGAGTGGTATTTTTTAAATTTGCTAACAAGACAGGAAATTAGAAAAAATCGGGATATCGCAACAATGCTAGTAAGATTTGTTTTGCAATTTTATCCAGAATATTCATGGTCATTTTTTGATTCAAATGACTTTTTAGCAACTGCAGTTGTAGAAAGTGAATTATGTACTTACATTTTTCTTCAAAAATATAAATATCAAGTTTCTGTGAGTGAAGAGAATATTGGAAAAGCGATGCAATTTGGAGATATCGTAACAGATTTTTTAATTCGATATCGAAATTATAGTTTGGTTAAAAGCTCGAAACAAAATATTATTATAACAGCTAGAAGTGATTGTCATAAGCGATTTGAAGAATTATTATCTCATGGATATTCTCTTCAAAGAAAAGCAAAACTATATTATCATTATCAATTTCAAAAGCTACCTGTATTACCTACAAGAGATATTGCCTATCCATTTGAAGAATTTATTGAGACAGAAAATGGTAGTTATGTGAAAGTATTACAAAAATAATAGTGTTTCAGAACAAGAAAGCAAAAAATTCTATTGACATTGCCACCTAAATTAGGTAAAATGGTAAATGTCAGATGGAGTAGTACTCAAGAGGCTGAAGAGGCGCCCCTGCTAAGGGTGTAGGTCGGGTAACTGGCGCGAGAGTTCAAATCTCTCCTACTCCGCCATAAGAAATTAACCACTTTTAAGTGGTTTTTATTTGCTTTGTTGCATTGACTTTTAAGCCTCTTTGCGTTATTATATAACTAATTTGGGAGGGCATAGTATGGAAAAATATCAAACCCCAGTCATGAATTTGAATTTGGTAAGAACATTTGTAATTGTAGGACAATCAAAAGACTTAAATGATGCTGCTCATAAACTTGATATCGATAGAACGAATGTATCAAGACATATAGCTGCTTTAGAAAATATTTATGAAACCAAATTATTAAATAATGACTCTAAGACATTTGAATTAACAGAAGATGGTAGGAAATTATTTGATGATTATGAAAAAGCTTATAACTTGATGTTTGCAGCGGAAAAAAATTTTAGACAAGGAAAATCGTTAAATACAGGAAGACTTACGATTGGTGTTTCCTCTGATGTAGATCCTAGTTTTGTAAATGAAAAAATAGAATCTTTTAAACGAAAGTATCCAAATGTAGTAATTAAAATTTTGATTTTGCCAACGAAAGATTTATATGATAAATTATCTCAGTTTTATATGGATTTCATAATAGATACTCCAATTGATTCTGTTCAAAAAATTAAGAATATTGAAATGAAAGAAATAGGGAGTGAACCATTTTGCATTGCTTATACAAAAGAATTTTGTAATTTAAAAATGGAGTCTTTGAAGGATTTAGATTGTTTACCATTAATTCTTCCAGTCAGTTCAAAAAAAGAGCGTACTAAGTTTGATGAAATGCTTTCTAAAGAAGAGATTAATAAAGTGATATCATTAGAAGTAGATGATTATCGGTTTGCTTTAGAGTACGCCAAAGCTGGATTAGGATTATCATTACTTCCAAAACGTTGTATATCAGAAGAACTTTTGACTTATGATATAGGTCTTTCAAAAACCATATCTGTTGCTTATATCGAAAAAAATTTATGTCCTGCTGCTAAAAGATTATTAGAAGAATTTAATTTGAATATGTAATGAAAACTATCACTTTGATAGTTTTTTTGCATTCCCGCAAAATCGATTGTAAAATTGCATTGCTTCATTTTTTAAATTGTGTGCTAATATAAAAGGCAATTTAGTGAGGTGATTTTTATGGCAGTAGTAGAAATGCATTCTAGCTGGTTAGCAATCAATTCTGTTATAGGTTGTCCAAATGGATGTGAGTATTGTTTGTTGCAAGCAACTGGACATAATAAATGTATTCCAAAATCAATTGCGACACCAAAGGAAGCAGTGGAAGCATTATTGGAATTTCAATATTATGATGAATCAATACCAGTTTGTTTACTTCCAAATACAGATGTGTTTGTAAATCTACATAATATTAATTATTTATTTGATCTTTTTAATGAGATTGAAAGTCATCATATTAAAAATGAATTAATCATTATTACAAAATGTGCAATTCCAAATATTGTGATTGAAAGAGTGTTAGATTTAAAAAACAAAGGAATTAATGTTATTTTCTATATTAGTTATTCTGGTTTAGGCAAAGAATATGAGCCTAGTATATCAGAACAAGCACTACTAGATAATTTCCGTAAACTAGCAGAAAATGGAATTGATGTCATTCATTATTTTAGGCCGTTACTACCAGAAAATTCAAGCCCTGAACAAATCACTAAAATATTAGATGAAGTAAGTCTTTATACAGATGTGTCTGTTACAACGGGTCTTGCTCTTATAGAAACTTTCATCGATAAAATTGATTTTTGGAAATCAATCAAAGAGAATAGGGAAAAATGTTTGAAAGCAAATTGTGTATGGACAGATACAGCATGGGATTATTTTGGATATAATTACAATCACTCGCAGCAAGTTTTTCAAACAAATACTTGTGGTTTGAATGCTAAATTGCATCGTCCTTCTCCTCAATATTATGGAACAGAAGAATGTTTAAACTATAATCATTGCAGTAAAGAACAAAGAGAAAGATGTAGAAAACATCATATGGAGATGAAACAAGAATTAGTCAAAGAAAAATGTTCTAGATTGTTAGAAAAGCTTGGCTTTGATACAAAAGAAGTAGAATTTGTATTTGATCAATATGGAAGCTTAGAGCTTAGAAATATCGAATTAAAAATATGTGATGCATCTTATTTATCTTATGTTTTAGGAGTAAAGGTTTATATTAAAACAAACAATATTGTTTCAAATACTTATAATTCTACATTAAATGGTGCGACTCCACTTGTATTAAAGGTGGGAAGATAAAATGATAGAATTTTTAGATACACATTATGAAAATGCGATCTTATTAGTTCAAGGGTTTGACAAAACAAAAGAAAAAAAGTGGGAAGCAAAAGATTATTTAAATGAACTTTATGTACAAGTAGGTCATGTATATAATGTTTTATATTCTAATTCTTACGTGAATGAAAAGGGGAGAAAGATTGATAATTTAGGAGATGAACTATCAGATGTTTTGTTACAGTTAATCAATTTAGGACATCTCTTAAATATTGATATGTATGATATAAAAGATTTAAAAAAACCAAATTGTGATATCAATTCGCTTCCTATTCTTTTAGGACAGCTTTCAGAAATCATCATGGAAATGAGTAACTGTAGATTTAAAAAAGAAAGAATCGGTTTTAGAACCAGTCATGATTTTGCAAAAGACAGAATTTTGAAACTATTTATGATTACTTACAATATCGCATTAGAACATAATTTAGATATGATAAAAGAATTTGGGGATATGGTAGAAGATGCAACTGGATTTTTAAATCGATTTGAAAAGAAAAAGACAGAGTATATCGATATTTATGATGAGGAAGAAAGATATCTTGGGTATTCTGAAAAAAAGAAAGCACATGAATTGGGGCTTTATCATAAAGTAATAGGTTGCTTGATATTAAGCGGAAATAAAGTATATTTTCAACTTAAAAATCCAAAGCATAACAATGTTCATGAAAAAGAATATTTGGAGATTACAGCAGGTGGCCACTTAATGTCTGGGGAAACATTAAAAGGTGGCGTACGTGAAATAGAAGAAGAAACGGGGTTAAACGTCTTATTCGAAGATCTTACTTTTTTAGAAAAAAGAGTTTGTGATAAAAGAATAAAAGAGGATTATATTATTAGAGAATTTCAATATTTTTATTATTTAGACATCCATCATTTTTCACTATTAGATTTTAAAAATTATGACAAGGAAGAAATCGTTAGTTTTGTAGAATTAAAAATTAATGATGTCATAAAATTATTAAATGGAAAAAAGAAAAGAATAAAAGGGAAAAGAATAAAAGAAGAAAAAGAAGTTGAAATAGGGATAACAATAGAAGATTTTGATCCAGATTTTCTAAAAGAAGGATTATATCAAATGTTATTATCTAAAGTAAAGAGTAAAAGGGTAAATATAAAAAAGAAATTAAAGGGGTTAAAAAGTAGAGGAGAATATCAAAATATTATCACTAGAAAAGATTTTATTAGAAACGGAATTCGTTTTTCAGTTGTTTTAAATGAAGAAAGTAATCATTATTTAGTAGGATTAATGATTCATAATACTTCTGGTTTATTAGAAAAGAAGTTTCAAAATAAAAGTGGCGCGGTTAAATATTTTGAAGTATTAGATGAATATGTAGAAAATACATCTGGAAATGAAATCATTACAGATTGTTATGAAGAGAAACATGGTAAGTAATCATGTTTTTTTTAGTGTACTAATAAATAATAATTTTATGATTTTTTAAGAGTTGAAACTTAACTTATAAATTCCTGAAATATGGTCCCATATTGGTACTTCCTTTTGCACTTTTTACATGATATACTTGTTATAGATAGAGTTTTTTTATTGAAAGCTCTATTTTTTTATATTTTATGAATGCAAAAATGCATAAAAGTGTGCAAAATAGCTTGACATTTTTTGGAAATCAGTTAGAATATAAGTCAATTAGTCAGGGGGAGAAATATGAAGGTACTACTTTCAAAGGAATGCTTAAGTAAATATGAACTAAAAGATATTATTAGAAATGTTCATCATTTATTTGATGAATATAACTCAAAAAAATTGTTAGTGAAATTTTATAAGGACGATGCATTATCAGCACATACCAATAAAGAAATCTATGTGAATGGAAGAGTTTCTAACCCTGTTTTAACTGCTACTCTTAAAAGAGAACCATTAATTTTTGAAATTCAGAGTTTTAATACAAAGTTAAGAACATTGAAAGCAAATTTTACAGAGGAAGAAAAATTAATTTTCAAATATTGTATTGAGGAGCATAAGACAGAATGTGAGCTTTGTGATTTGCTACATAGTTCTGTAAAAACAGTGCGTTGGATTAAGAAAAGTTGTTACGTTAAAATAGCGCTCCGATTCGGACTTACAGAATAGACAGATAATCTGTCTTTTTTTATTACCTAAACAAGAAGAAGTTGAAATTTTAGTAGTGATTTATTTAAAAATATAAATAATTCTATATACTGGGGTAACTTAAATTAAAAACGACAAAAATTTTACTATTATTTTCATATAATACAAAAAGATGATAATAATAAAGTAAAAAAACAATAAAACGTTGATTTTTTTTAGAAAAGAGGATAAAATTATGGTAGATATTCAAATTGTTTTATGTAAAGGGGATGAATTTATGATTAATATTGATAGATTCACTATAAATGGATTTAAAAATGTTCAATCAGTTGATTTAAAGCTTGGAAAAATAACAAGCCTTTTGGCTCTCAATAATTATGGAAAATCAAATATAATAAAAGCAATAGATTTTGGAATTGATTTTATTAATAAAAAAGAGGAAATTAGAGAGAATATGATGTGTTGGAAAAATGGACTACCATATAATAAGCATATTGAAAAAAAATGTTTCGAATTTGAAATGGAATTCACAGTTGAGATAAAAGGACAAATGCAAAGAGTTATTTATGGATATTCTTTTGATTGGACCTCTAAAAAAGGAAACGGAGAAATAAAAAAAGAATATTTGAAAGTGAAAGCTACACAAGAATCTCAAAAATATACACAATATATAGAAAGGAATGGAAACGAGGCAACATATAAGTCTTCTATCACTGGTTCTTGTGATAGAAAGATAAAGATTGCTGCTCATGAATTGATAATTAATAAATTATTAGCTTATGATGACCTTTTCTATTTAGATTTAGTAAAAGCGCTCAATAATATTAGTATTTATATTGAACAACATTTTGAAGCGTCTCGCTATTACAAATATAATCCGTTTGTATTAAAAGATGATACCATGTCTGGTTTATTAAGAGATGGTAATGTGCCAAGAATTTTATCTTATATTGAGGAAAATTATCCTGAACGATATGAATTAATTGTAAATACTTATTTGGAGTTATTTCCTAATATAGAGGATATGAAAGTAAAATCTTTTGAAATTGATCCAGATACATTTTTTAAGGCTAAAGTAAATGATGAAGCGCCTTTTAAGGTTTCTGATATTAAATATAGTTTATATGTAAAAGATAAAAACTTGGAAAATGCAATTCCATTTGAGTGGATGTCAGATGGAGCACAAAGAATTTTATTAATTTTTAGTTGTTTAACTTTAGCAGAGATTAATGAATGTTCTTTTATTATGATAGAGGAACCAGAGAATTCAGTTCATCCACAATTATTACAGAAGTATTTAATATCATTAGATAGTTTTATAGAGAACTCAAAATTATTGATTACGAGTCATTCTCCATATTTAATTAATTATTTAAATCCAACAAACTTATATTTGGGAATACCAAATAATAACGGATTAGCGTGTTTTTATAAAATAAAAGATAATGCAGTAAAAAAATTAATGAATGCATCTAGTGATATGGATATGTTAACAGGGGATTATTTGTTTGACTTGATGAATGGCACAAAAGAAGATTTGGAAGTGTTAGAGTCTTATGTCCAAAAATGATTTTAAAAAATGTGTTATATTATATGTAGAAGGTCAAACAGAAGAAGAATTTTATCAAAAAGTAAAGGCCTATATGAGAACAAAGCTTCCAACAGCTAAATTTAATGTAGATAAATTTGACATAGTTTGTACAAAAAGCATAAATCGTTTTAAACATAAATTATTGGCAAAGTTTCAAAATGAGGTTATGTCTAAGTACCGCAAAAAAGATGAAGTAACTGTTGTGTTATGCTATGATAGTGATGGGTATGAGTATGGTACTCATCCAATTGTAGATAAAGATAAGTTAGAAGATGAATTAAAAAAAGCAGGTGCAAAAAAGGTCATTCGTTTGGTTGCCGATAAAACGATTGAAGATTTTATTATGATAGATAAAAAAGGAGTTTTAAAGTTTTTAGGGTTGCCACTTACTACAGCGATAAAAGGGAACAATGGTTTAGAACAAATACAATATTTATTTAAAAAGAAAAATAAAACATATTTTAAAGGAACTAGAGTAGAAGGCTTGTTAGAAGCTTTAGATTTTAATTTAATCTGTTCAAAATTATGCTCTAATTTATCACTATTATGTTATGAGGTTGGGATTGATTGCCCAAAAGTAAAAGATATTATGAAATCATAGTATCTTTTTTGTATTTAGAAAAGAGGTTTTATTTATGATGAAAAATGATTTCCTTACTTATTTAACAAAAAAATATCAAAAAGGTTTTAAAACGATAGATGAATATCTATTTTTTTTATATAAGGATTTTACATGCTCCAATAAAATGAAATATTATCAAACATTGGAAGAGGATATTATTTTATATAGCAAATTACAAATTGAAAAGAGGAATGATTAAAGTGTCTTATGTAAAAATAAATGATATATCATTTTTGCTTTATATGGAAAGAAAGTATAAAAAAAAGAATGAATTTTCCTTTATAGATGATTATTTACTATGGTTATATGAAGAATACAGTCATTATATTGAATCTTTATATTATCAAATGCTAGAAAGAGATATAAAAAAATATTGTTCTTTTCAAAGTAAAAAAATGGATATCTTTTTTGACCAAAGAGATCAATTAGAAAATGAAAATCATATTTTTAATTTTTATGTTAGTAATAAATATAATAAAAAATTCGTAAAAGATCAATTTTTTAATTTTTTATATAAAGTAATTTGTCAATCTAATTTAGATTTATATTATTGGAAACTAGAAAAAGAATTAATTTGTTATGTCGAAAAGCAAACAGGAAAAGAAAGAAATTTAGTTTCAAAATAAATAAGAAGAGGAGAAAACTATGAAAAAATTAACGTATAAACAACAGGCCGTATTATGTGCTATTATTTCCTTTTGGGATAACAATGGATATTCACCAACTTATCGTGAAATAGCGGAACTTTTAGATATGAAAAATTTTAGTAGTATTTTTAATATCGTTATGATATTAGAGGAAAAGGGTTATGTAATAACAGAAGCTGGAAAACCAAGAACGATTAAAGTTATAAAAAAACTATTGAATGAACAATAGTTTAATGTTTTGGTAGAATAAGATAAGAGTTTAAAGAACCATCTGTTTTAGTTGAAATACACCAATTTCCAGCATTAATACAATATCCATCTTTGATATCTGTTCTTTTCAAAGCTCTATTAATTGCTAGAGAATCAGATGAACTAGTAGAAATAGAAGGCATTAAAGATATTTTTGTAAGAAGACTATTTGTATATTCGCTATCATTATTAACAGAAGCGTAGAAAAATGCATATGCCAATTTAGATGTTTTTGCATCAAAGCTTTCTACATATGAGACAAAGTTCTTATCTTTTGTAAAATTACCAGTAAAAGTAACTTTATCCTCTTTATATTCGATTTTATCAATATATGGATATTGTATATCATCAAAGGAAGACATTAAAGAAACAAAGTTTAGAGTATGAGCATCATAGATATCTTCAAAATGATATTCTAATGTTTCTCTAGTAATTTCTCCTTCTTTTAGTTCAGGAATATCCATTTCATTTAAAGTAACAGTTTTTACTTCAGCTGTATAAGAATCAGTAACACTATCACTTAGTATGAGACATTTTAAATCTCTTGTTTCATTTGGTTTTATTGTTTCATAGCAAGTATTGTCAACTGTTAAACTACCACTTTTAAGTTCTACTGTTAGTGTAAGTTTATAAGCTTTGTCTTCTAAGTTTTTTATTTGTCCTGTAATATAACTGTCTTCTATTTCTAAAGTAGAAAGTTGTATCTTCTTTTCCCATCCATCTTCTTTCTTACCACAACCACATAATAAGAAAGCACAAAACGCGATTACAAGTATTTTTTTCATTATCTAAATCACTCCTTTAAAGCTTGTAGTGCTGTATATAGTATATCATATTACTCTTTGTTTTGTGAAAAAAAAGTGAAATAAATAATGAAAGTGTCAATTAAAATATTTTATAGAAAACATAAACACGTGTTCAGATTATCAGATTTCTACATTGTGTCTATTTTTAGTTTCATGTTATAAATTACTCGAACAAGCGAGTTCTATCCCTTGCTCGTTTGTTCTATAGTGCTGTTTAAAGAAAGTCAATATAAATACTTTTAAAACTAAAAATCTAAATGGAGATAAACCAAAAGTAAAAAAGTGAGTTAGTAAATTGAAAAGTTTTTGTATTACTTTATAGGAAGGTGTAAGAATGATAGTAGAAAATTTATTTGAAGAAATGATTTTTCCAGGATTAAAAAATTATGTGGAATCTAATTCTAATGCTCTAGTGTCAAAGAAAAAAGTAGATAGCTATCCACTAGTAGTAGCAAAACTGTTATGGGTAAAAAATCAATATAACAGTTTAGATTATAAAGAAAAAACATATATTTTTAAAATTTGTATAGAAATGTATTCTAATACAGAAGATATTGGTTCGATTACAGAGCTTGTTATGAATTATTTGGAAAACAATTTTAGAGTTTCTTTAAGGTTAGAATTTAATGTGAGTGAAGAAATGTTTCAAAATAATATTATCGTAACTGGTCAAATGATTTCAAATACAGTCTATCCATTTGAAGATAACCAAGAGTAAAAGCACTTTAAAAAGGGATTAGAAGAAAGGATGATTAAAAATGTTAGATTTAGGAATTGAATTATTTGTTAAGGAAACAACAGAACAAAAGTTTCCAAAATTACCATTAGTAGCAGTGAAAGGAGCTCCAGCAAGTGGGCAAGCAGCAGGAACAGTAGAAACGACTACATCAAGTGATCCTGTTAAAGTTTATATTGCAGATAGACCTGATACAGGTGCTATGGATTTTGTTTATAATTATTCTAGTGAAAATTTCAAAGCAGTAAAAGAAATTTGTGATAATGTAGCAAAAGATATTATGATTAAATATCCAGATGGAACTGGAGCTATGTATAGAGGTACTTGTCAAACTTGGAGAAATGAAGTATCAGTAGGTGGTATTATTGAATGTACATTACATACTGTACCAAGCGCACAAGTAGTAGATAAAACTGCAGAAGAAGTAACAGCATTAATGGCAACAGAAGCATAGAAAGTAGGGAGTTTTTATGAGAAAAATTACAATAAATGTAAGTGATAAAGATTATGAATTAGCGTTAAATCGTAATGGAATTAAATGGTTAGAAGCAAAAGGATATATCTATGAAAATTCTTCTAAAACACCAATTACAAATTATGATTTATTATGGACAGTAGGATTTTTATATAATTATCCAAATATGACAGAAGAAGAAATTTTGAAGTTACAAGATACTTATAAAAAAGAAAAAGGAAATCCAGCAGAAGTTACTTCATTTATGGTAAATGAATATCTCGCTTTTATCAATGCCCTAGTCGATACGAAATCAATCAAGAAAAAAGCGACGATAACAGAAATGTAAAACAATATAAGAACTTGACAGATTGGTTTTATGATTTGTTACCCATGGCAATTACATATGGTATGTCTGTGAAAGAGTTTTGGGAAGAAGATCCTAATCTTTTCTGGGCATACCGTTTTTCTTATATTGATAGAATAAAGTTTGAAAATGAAGATAAAAACCAAACTGCTTGGCTACAAGGGGCTTATATATATGAAGCAGTATCGATTGCACTAAATAATGCTTTTAGTAAGCAAAAGTTAACTTATTCTAAATTACCTTATGGATTTAAGACAGAAGAGAATGATAAAGAAGAGTTAATAGAAGTGCAAGTAGCTGAAATAAAAGCCAGAATTAGACAAATCAATAAATTACAAACAGCACTTCCAGAAAGGGATAATACACCTGAGGAGGTGAAAGAAAATGAGTAAAAAACAAGATATTAAAGAAATAAAGCAAAATGTAAGTGGTATAAGAGAAGAATTAAAACAAAATATAAAGGAATTAAAAGAAGAAATTGCTAATAGTAAAAGCTCACTAGAAGATTATTCTTTAGCGTTAACAGGTATCTCTGATGCTTTTGAAGGATTATCTGGAACAGTAAAAGTTACGAAAGATATTATGAAAGATGGTATGAACCTAGAAAATACTTTAAATAGTTTGTCATCTAGTATTAATTCTGTAGTAGGAGCAGCGGAAATTGGAACGGCGATATGCCCTGGCATTGGAACAGCAGCAGGAGCTGCGGTTGGTGGAGTTGCGAGTCTTGTTACAACAATGATGTCTTGGAATGAAATCTTAAATAATCTTCCAACTGCATCAGGAAAGTTACTAGAAAGTATGAACGAATTAGAAATGCAAAAGCAAGAAAGTTTAAAAACTGGTTTTAGTGAACTGGAGCTTAACGCTCATTTAGTTACAGGTCTAGAGGATTTAATTGATAGTAATGGTATGGTAATGGAAGGCTATGAAAATAGAGCGACTCTTATTTTAGAAAAATTAAATGAAGCTTTTGGAACTGAATATGAACTTGTTGGGAACCAAATAGTACAAAATGGAGAAGCTATAACATCGTATGAAAATATGAAGCAAAGTGTAGAAGAAATGGTTACTCAAAAGAAGCTACAATTAGCTATGCAGGTTTTTGAAGAAGATTATGTAGAGACTTTAAAGAAACAGAAAGAAATTCAGGATGAAATAAATAAGAGAACAGGCATAGCAAATTTGCATATGGAATGGTATCAAAATGCATTAAAAGGAGTAGGAGAAACTGGTGGATATTCACTAAAAGAATTAGAGAAGGGATTGGAAAATGATAAAAAACAATTAGATGAGTTAAATGGAGCTTTAGAATCAAATTCAAATGATTTAGAAGAATATAGTAATATTTTCTCAGCTTATGCCTCTGGAAATACTGAAGAAATTGAAAATGTGATGAACGATTATGGAATTTCATTAAATACATCTATGACAGACACAGAAAATGAACTAGACACATTTAAGGGAAAAATAGAGGAAACTGGAAAAGCGTTAAATCAAGAATTAGAAAAAAAACGAACATGTACATTTTCTGTAAATACAATTGTAAATGGAATAAGCAATTTTGGAAATAATTTAGCAAAAGGGATAGGTTCTTTGTTTGGCTTTAAGGAAGAAGGCGGAATTTATTCGAATGGCTCTTGGAAAAACATTCCACAATATGCTAATGGTGGACTTCCAAACCATGGAACAATGTTTATAGCAGGAGAAAGTGGAGCGGAGATAGTAGGCCATATTAATGGGAGAACAGAAGTATTAAATAAATCACAAATTGCAAGTGCAATATATACAGCAGTAGCAACTGCTATGAGTGAGTATAGTAGAACAAATCAAGATATAAGAGTATATGCAGAAGAAGGCTTAATTGTAGAAAAAGTATCAAAAGGTATTAATCAACATGTAAAACAAACAGGTAATTTACCATTTACTATTCCAATATAAAAATACACAAAAATGTGTATTTCAATATTATAACTTATTTAGCCATACATTTGTCATAAATACTTTTGTCACTAACACTTGTAGAAAAAGAACAAGTATTATCGTCTGATATTGTTCCAGCGGCTTCAAGACAACATTCTCTTATTTTGGCCGTTTCTGCAGAGTTATCATTTTCTTTTTGTTCTCCACATCCAGTAAATAACAATAAACTACAAGCTGATAATAATAACAATTTTTTCATAGATTTTTATTCCTCCTATTCATTAAAATAATCATATCATAATATGCAAATAAAGTAAATGTAATGAATCGTAGAGAAATATCAAAGAGAAAAAATTTATTGTGCAGAAGAGTCTTGAACACATTCTTTGTATCCAGAATCATCAAAATATGCTTCAGGAACCCCAGGGGAAACACAATCACTATTTTCCCATTTTCCTCCATATTGTTGACAACAAATTTTCTTAATAGAATTTGTAAGATTCTCTTCTTCCTTCTTTTCTCCACATCCAGTAAACAATAATAAACTACAAGCTAATAATAACAATTTTTTCATAATCTTTATTCCTCCTAATTTCTATTCTTATTATATCAAAGTCTATTTTAAAAAGAAAGACGGTGAAACTATGATCAAAGAATTTATAAATGGGAATTACCACTATACCCTAGGAAGTCCATCTGTTGTAATATCAAAAGTAAAAATCAATGGAGTAGACATTTCTAAATATTTAACAAATGAATCAAAAATCGGTTGGTATGACGTAACAAGTGATTCTAATGCTACCAATGCAGATGGAACAATGGTATTAAATGTAATCAATACTAAATATCGTTTAGATTTAGTTACAAGACCTTTATTAGAATATGAACTAATCGATTTTTATAAAGAAATTATAGATAATCCAACAGTAACAATTGATTTTTATAATCCTTTTACTGGAAATTGGAAACAAATTGAATGTTACAGAGGAGATCGAAATGTACAAGCAATGCATCCTATTAAAACACCAGAGGATAGAGTAGAACTATATAGTCCCATATCTCAATCCTTTATAGAATTGTAGGTGTTTTATGGATAATTTCATAGAAGCGTGCAAAAAAGGCGCAAATAAAAATAGACTTGGAATGATAAAAACAAAAGAAAAAGAAATAAAAGGAAGCGATTTTTTAAAAAGTTTTACACTAGATAGCGGATGTTATGTAGATGACTCTATTATAGGAGCCATTTATATCAAATGTTTAACTGGAGAGTTTGTAAATTTAAAAATGAGCTTATTAGATGAAGAAATAGAAGCGAAAGTGGGAATTAAATTTAGTGATCAAGAAGAATATAGAAGCTTAGGTCATTACATTATAGAAAAACCAACAGATGAAAAAACATCAAGCAATACAAGTATCAAAGCTTATGATTATTTGATGAATAAAATTGATCAAAAATATGAATGCGGAATTAATTATGGAGAAACAATAACTGTAAAAGATTTATATATTGATGTTTGTAATAACTTAGGTTTAAGTCCTAAAACAACTGAATTTTTAAATAGCGATATTCTAGTATTCAATAACCCGTTTACCAATAATGAAACAAATAGAACTGTATTAAAAGCAATCGCAACAGTTGCTTGTTCTTTTGTAACAATTGATGCAAATAACCAAATTGATTTGTCTTGGTTAAGTGATACTTTAGATTATACATTTTTAAAAAGTGAATATTCTACATTAGAAAGTAATGATACTGTTTTAGGTCCTATTAATACAGTTGTTTTAAGAAATAGTGAAATCGATGATGAAAATGTAACAAAACAAGCAGAAAATATAGAAATAGAACACTCTGTTATTATTAGTGAAGATTACATTTTAAATAGTGCAGAAATAAGAAAGCAAGCAATAGAAAAAATATTTGAACGGTTAAATGGGCTTACTTATGTAGATTGTAAACTTACAACTTATTATGGAAAACCATTTTTAAAAGTTGGTTCTAAAATTAAAATTGAAACAGATAATGGTTTTATAGAAACATACATTTTAAAACATCAATTTACTTTTAATGGGGCTTTTACAAGTGTAATAGAAAGTCCTGTAGCAACAGAGCAAGAAATAGCAACAAAGCAAAATATTACTTTAAAAGAAGCATTAAAAAATACTCAGATTATTGTTGATAAACAAAATCATAAAATAGAATCTTTAGTAGAAGATATTGATACTTCTAAAGAGACTGTATTAGAAATGAAAAATGTAATTACGCAAAATAAAGAAGAAACAACCAACTTAATTAGTCAAACAGGAGGAATGAATTTACTTAAAAATAGTGGATTTCATCAAAGCGCAGATGGATGGGAAAAAACAGAAAATACAAATTTTGAAGTGATTACTGGAAATATTGATGTGGAACAAAATACAACCAATAAATCAGAATTACTTTTAAAAAATGGGACATTATCTCAAGAGTTCTCTATGATAATCGGTTCTACTTATACAATTGCATTTAAATATAAAAAAGAAGCTTTGAATAATCGAATTTCAAGAATTCGTATTTATAGAACTGATAATAGTTATCTTGACCTCTTTGAAGAATCAAGTGCGAAAAATTCTAGGACACAATTTTTTTATACTTTTACAGCAACTGTGAATAGTGGAAGATTAGAAATTTATACAGATAATGATAATATCTGGATTGATGATTTCATCATTCAAAGTGGAACTAGTACAGAATGGAGTCCAAATGCTTTAGAAACAAGAGGTTTGGGTCATAAGTTAACTGGCAATGATTTAGAACTTTATGACTTATCCAATTCTTTAGAAAAAGGAAATTTAGATTATAATAATTTAACATTTTATAAAAACGATGATTTAAAAGCAGAATATGGAGCCAATAATATGCAGGTAGATAATGCGACAATTAATCAAACAATGGATTTATGCGGATTAACCTATACAAAAATAGATGATGATAACATCATTGTAGATTAGAGGTGAAAATATGACATTGTTAGGAACAAGTAATTTTAGTGGCAAATATGGAAGTCATTACTTTTACTCTGTTTATTATGATTATATACAAGATACAGTAAATAATAAAACAACATTTACTTTTTATGGATATATTGGTGGAGACAAATATGCAAGTGCTTCTGGAACAGCTTGTACTTGTTATATTGACGGAAAAGCAATTGGCTCTTTTTCTTCAATTACTGCAAATTCAAATAAATTAATAGGAACTACAACAAAGGAAGTTTATCATAGTGGAGATGGGACTTTTCCAAATACAATGATTTATGCATATTGTAATACCCCTTGGACGAATTTAGACAATACTTCTATGAGTGTTACAATTTCTTCCAATAATATTCCTTCAATTGTAAGAAAAAGTATATTTGGTAACATTCCAAACTTTACATTTGATAAAAATGAATTGGAAAGTATTCCTTTTTCTGTACCAATTATAGAAAACTATAGTGGGTTTTATAATGTATTAAAAATTTATGTCAAGAAAAATAATAATTTTGAATTTATTACAACAAGAGAAAACTTTAATGGTGGAACAATTACTTTAACAAAAGATGAATTAAAACTAGTTTATTCGCTTATGGATGATACAAGTTCGGATTTCAAATTTGAATTAATCACATATTCTAATAGTTCTAAAACAACAATCATAGGAACTGATGTAAGAGAGAATGTATTAGGTAGTATTTCTTCTATTGACATATTACCAACATTTGATGTGTCTTCCGTTCAATACGAGGACATCAATCCAGAAACACTATCTATTACAGGTAACAAAAATATTTTTATTAAGAATTATTCTGATATTAAAATTACATTTACAGAAAAAGGAACTGCCAATAAAGGAGCAAGCTTAGGAGATCAATCTTATAGTGCCAGAGTAACTACAACAAATGGAAGTGTTATCAAGTCATTAAATCATAGCGATTTATTTCCGGCTTCTGTAGAATTTGAAAAAATAGCAGATAGCCAGCTTGATATATTTGTATTTGATTCAAGAGGGCTTCGTTATCCAAAAGCTAATCATTATCAAACAGTAGAAATGTGGGATTATGTTCCCGTTTCATTTAAAGAATCAAATTGTAAAGTAAATAGAACAAATGATGTTGAAAAAGCAACATTTATTACTTTAGAGGGAATTTATTATGATTTTAAAGAAAATATAGGCGTTAATAAAATAACAAGTACAATCTTAAAATACAAAGAAAAAAATAGTACTTCTGATTATACAGAACTTGATATTACGTCTCATATTGTATGTGAAGAAGGACTTTTTTCTATAACTAATTATAGTTTAGGAGATTTTAATGTAACAAAAGAATATGAATTTATAGTTGAAGTAGAAGATAAATTATCAAAAGCAACTTTAAATTTAAATCTAAATAGTGCGACACCATATATTTGGCATATGAAGAAGAATAAAATTATGGGAATAGGCGGGAAGCCCAATACAAGTTTGAAAGAAGGTTCTATTCATCTTCATGGAGATATTCAAGTAGACGGAAAGTATATTGATATTTATCCAGTAGGTTCCATTTATATGAGTATAAATAATACTAATCCAAGTACTTTATTTGGTGGAACATGGGAACAAATTAAAGATTGTTTTTTATTGAGTGCAGGAAATATTTATACAGCTGGAAGTACAGGTGGAAAAGCGACTCACACATTATCAGTAAATGAAATGCCTTCTCATACCCATTCTCAAAATCCTCATGGACATCCTCAGCATCCAGATACTTGGATGAATGTTGATAATCCATGGGTCCCAAAGTCAGGCTATTATTACGCACACTCTGGAAGTGGTGTGTCTGACAGATTTTATACTGGAAGTGTGACTGCAACAAATAATAGCACAGGCGGGTCACAACCACATAATAATATGCCTCCATATTTGGTTGTTTATGTTTGGAAAAGAGTTTCATAATATGGGAAATATAACATTAAATGAGATTTCTAAAATATTAGAACTTATTTTGATATTTGTTAGCTCCATTAGTACTTTATTAATTGGAATGAAAACGATTTTGAATAAACAACTAAAACCATTAGAAACAAGCATTCAAGAACTAGATATCAATCAATGTAAAAACTATTTAGTAAGATTTTTAGCTGATGTTGAAAACAAAGAGAAATTAGACAAAGTAGAAATAGAACGTGCTTATGAAGTTTATGATCATTATACAAAAGATTTAAAAGGAAATAGTTATATTCATGATAAATGGGAACGACTTATGAAAGGACGTGATTAAATGCAAGAATTTATGAATTGGGACATTTTAACAACATATGCAACTTTTGTAACAGTTGTATTTATGGTAGTTGAATTTATTAAAGAACTAAAATTATTGAAACAGATTAAAACAAAATATTTGAGTTTCTTAGTATCTTTTATTTTATTACTAATTACCAATATTGCGCTTCATTCTTTTGAATTTGTGGATATCACATTATATGTATTAAGTGCAATGAGTATTAGTTTAGGATCAAATGGATTAAGTGACTTCAATAGGAAAGGAAGTATTTTATGAAAAAAGGACAAATAAGTATTAGAAATGGAATAGAAGATTTATTATGTCCATTTACTTTTGTTGGAATTAGTCAACCTGCAAATGGAACCTTTTCTCACAAAGGAACAATGGCAAATGATATTGGATATAAAGATCCAAAAAATCCATATGAACCATATTATGCTCCATGCCATATCAAATGTATTTATGTTTGGAAAGAATATGGACAAGCTATGTGGCAATCAATCAATAAAGTAAGGTTTGCGGATGGAGCAATCGATTATATTACATTTGTAACCATTCATGATAATTCTTTAACAGCTCAAATTGGAACCGAATTAAAACAAGGCGAATTAATGGGCCATAAAGGAAATAAAAAAGCAAATGGTGTACATGCTCATATAGAGTGTAGTAAAGGCCTATATAGTGTGAAAGATTGGAAATATAATGCTTATGGAAATCCAAGTTTTCCAGTAGAAGTCAATATTGATGATGTTTTCTTCTTTGATGATACAGAATTAAGTAGTAACTATATTCCAAGTAATTATAAAATTAAATATTTAAAAGATGTTATCGTAAACCAATCAACAAATGTAACTCCACTTCCATTAAAAGTAGGAGATAAAGTAAAAATTATAAAAACTGGAAATGGTTCTAGCTTTGGAACATCTAATACAGCTTATGGAATAGGTTGGGAAAGAGAGATTTTAAAAATATGGGAAGATAGACCTTACCCATATCAAGTAGGAAATAAAACAGGAACAACCGGCTTTTATAGGATAGAAGCTTTAGAAAAGAGGTAATAAAAATGAATGAAACAATAAATTCTGTTTTTACAGAAACAACAGATGGAATCAATGCATCTATAAACCAACTAGAAGTAACTTGTATTACTTCAAAAGCAAATAAATTTCATTTAGATAGCGAAGGAAACTTATCTGTAAATAGTATTACAACGGTTGTAGAAAATCCATCAAGTGGATCAACAGTAGATTTTAATTCTATTTATCCAATTGGATCTATTTATATGAATACAACGCTTGTAGATCCAACAGCACTATTTGGAGGAACGTGGGAACGATTAGAAAATAGATTTTTACTCGGAGCAAGTGAAATCTATGAAGCAGGAGAAATGAAAGGTGAGGCACAGGTAAAGTTATCAGTAGATGAAATGCCTGAACATACACATATGCAAGATCCGCATGGTCATCCTCAACATCCTAGTACATGGATGAATGTTGGAACATCTCAAATTCCAAAAACAGGTGGTTATTATTATGCCAATGCCGAACATTCAGCTGACTATTGGACTGGAAATACAACTGCAATAAATAATAAAACAGGAAAGTCACAACCACATAACAATATGCCTCCATATTTAGCTGTTTATATGTGGAAGAGAGTTGCTTAAAAGCTCTCTTTTCTCTTAAATTTTTAAAAAAGAGGTGATAATATGGAAAAAGAACTTAAAAATTTAAGAAGCAAAAAAGAAAAACATTTTTTACAGGAAGATGGAACAATTATTGCAAGAATATACAAAGAAGATATCCATTATTTAAAAAATGGAACCTATGAAGAAATAGATAATACATTAATCAAAAAAGGAAACAAATTTCAAAATAAAAGCAATTCTTTTAAAGCAACATTTGATGAAAACAATAAAAATAAATTATTAGAAATGGAAAAAGATGGATATAAACTTTCTATGAGTTTGAAAAATGAAAATGAAGTTTGTCCAAATGTAAAAGAAAAAGAAATTTGTTATAAAGAATTACTAGATGGTATTGATGTAACATATAAAGTACTTTCTAACAAAGTAAAAGAAGCAATTATTTTAAAAGAAAACAAATATGAAAAAATAGAATTTGTAATTGAAACAAACTTAAATTTAACTATCAATAACAAAACAATAGAAGCAAAAAATAACAATGAAACAATTTTTGTAATAGAAGCACCTTATATGATAGACGCAAATGACAAAGAAAATTACAATATTTATTATGAGTTAGAGCAACATGAAAACCATTATGATGTCATCTTATATTTGGATAAAGAATGGTTAAATAATGCTGCATTTCCAGTAGTAATTGATCCAACCATTACCAATTTTAGTGAAGAAGGAACAACTTATGATACTTATATTTATGAAGGAAAAAATGATGATTATCCAAGAGGAAATTCTAAAACTATATGGTTAGGTGTTGATAAAAAAGAAGATGGCACAATTGAAAAAAATAGAGGACTATTCAAATTTGATTTGCCAAAGATTGGAACTGGTAGTCAAATTATAAATGCCGAAGTAACAATGACAGTATACTTATCTTCAAATAAAATTGATAATATTTTTGCGGTTCATCGTATTACAAAAGATTGGGATGAAAAAACAACAACTTATAAAACATTTGGAAATGCATATGATTCTAGAATTGAAAATTTTGCTATGTTTGGTGATGTTTGGCCAACACAAAACAAAGAAATTTCTATCGAGCTTACAAATCTTGTGAAATCTTGGTATTCTGGAACACCTAATTATGGGATATTAATCAAAAATTATTACGAGTATTATGAAGAAGATACTACGGTAATCATTCATTCTTGTGAAAATGATGCTGAAGTAAATCCTCCATATTTAACTATTCATTATAGAAACCAAAATGGTTTAGAAAGTTATATGGATTATCAAACACAAAGTTTTACAGATGGAAATACAAGTACGAATTTATATAATGGAAACTTAGTATCTGTATTTCATGTAGGAGAAACATTATCAGGTAAATTTCCAGTTACTTTAGACTTAGTCTACAATACCAATGATATAGTCTTAGAAACTGATTATGGATATGGATTAGGTTGTCAGTTAAGTCTTTATCAAACTTTAAAAGAAGAAACTATTGAAAATATAAAAACATTAAGATACAGAGATGGAGATGGAACATTCCATTACTTTTATAAAGGTAGTGATATAAAACCAGTAGAAGTAGAAGGTTATGAATTTGATGTTGTAGAAAGAAATCCAGAATCTTATTATGATGAAGATGGATTATCGTTAGTAGTATCAAAAGAAAATGATAACTTCATCATGAAAGATAATGATGGAAATACAAGTGCATTTACTAAAAATGGAGATGTTTGGTATTTAACAGAAATCAAAGATACAAAAGATAGTAGAGTAAAAATAGAATATTTGAATAATAAGATTGCAAAAGTAATAGATGGAAATGAAAAGGAAATTCATGTTGCTTATGATAACAATAAAATAACAGTAACAAGTCCAAATGAAACAGTTACATTAAATTATCAAGACAATTTATTAACAAGTATTGTTACAAAAAATGGTATTACAAGTTTATCTTATCATGATAACAAAATCATTTCTAAAATTACAGATGTAACAGGAAAAAGTATTGGTTATGAATATTATGAAATGATTCCATATCGAGTAAAAAAAATAAGTGAATATGGAATTTCAGATACCTTAGGAAATTCTTTAGAATTTATTTATGGATTTAATACAACTACAGTAAAAGATAATAAAAATAGAAGCCAAGTTTATTCTTTTAATAATAACGGAAATACAGTAGGAATTACAAACTTAAATGAAAAAGAAGAATTAAAAGAAGCATTTGGACAATCTATGATTTATGGTTCTAAAGATCAATACACAACTTCTTTTGGAAGTGTTAATAAATTAGTATCTACAAATTCAATGGTAAAAGTTGTTAAAAACTATTTAAAAAATTCTAGTTTTGAAAATGATCGATTACTATTTAAAGAAGTTGTTTCTACTAGAGCAGCAGGTGGAGGAAATACAGATTTTTTAACGTTTGTAACTGGAGAAGCAAATACTGGAAACCGTTCCTTATTTATCTATGGTGATTATGATCCAAGGACAATAGAATATTCTATTAGTGTTCCAAAAGGAAAATATTATACTTTTAGTGCTTATTTAAAAGTAACCGGTTATACAGATATGATACTTTCTTATTTAGATGAAAATGGAGTAGAAAAATCATCAGCAAGGTATATAGAAGAGACTGATGGGTTTGAAAGATTTGATGTGACATTATTTTATCCAGAAAATTCTACAAGTGATTTGAAAATTACTTTTAGAGTAGGTAATAATACACATTGTTATATAGATGATATTCAACTAGAAGAAGGAGAAGTAGCGAATCTTTATAACTTAATTGATAACTCTGATTTTAGTGATGGAATGAATGGTTTTGATTTTAGATATAATCGTTATTTAGAAACAACAGCACCAGAAGAAATTCCAGATTATGGAGTAGTAACGTTACCTTCTGGAGAACATGCTTTAAAAGTAACAGGAAGTCCTTATTTAGATGAAGTAATTACGAAAACATTTCCAGTAAGTGGAAAAGCAGGAGATTGTTATACCATTTATTTTTGGTATAAAAATGAAGGAATAGAAAGTTTTGGACCGACATACAATAAAAGAGTTTTAATAAGATTTGACTATGGAGAAATCGATGACCCACATTGTTTAATTCCAAGAGGAACATTTACACATAATGATACAACATGGCATTTGTTTGAAGAAACTTTTGTAGCAGAATATGATTATACAAACTTTACATTAACTATTTTTAATGGTGCAACTGCAAATGCTTTATATATAACCAATTTTGGACTTTATAAACCAATTAGTACCACAGGATATGAATATGATGATAATGGAAATGTAAAAACTGTATATGACCCATTAGCAGGTCCACAACAATTATCCTATGATAAAAACAATCAATTAGTTAGTATGTTAGATGTAAAAGGTTCAAACTTTGTCTATGAATATGATAATGAAATTAAGACAAGAGTTTTAAAAGGAATTAGTGGGACAGGTATATCCAATGAAATCGAATATGACGAATTTGGAAATCCAGTCATTACGAAAATTACCAATAAAAATGTAAAAGAAAATATAGAAGGTATTTATCATATTCGTATGAAAGGAACCAAAAAGTATTTTGATAATAATTTCTATGCCAATATGATTTCTTTAAAAGAAGATTGTTGTAGTCATGATGGATATGATTTCATAAAAGTAGATAACTATTATAAAATTGTACCAATTGATAATCCAAACTATTCTATTCATCATTCTGAAGAAAGAATCACATTAAGTAAAGAAAACTATTCTTTATTTGAATTAATTAAAAATAAAAATGGAAGTTATATGTTAAAACTAAAACAAGAGATTGATGAAAACGAAGAAATAACTGGAATAGAAGAACAACCTAAAATCTATGTTACTTTTGATAAAGAAAAACTAGTTTTAGATAAAAAAGAAATGGAAAATTCTTATCAAAACTTTTATTTAGAAGAAGCAGGAAATCATTTATTTGTAGCTAGTACAGCAGAATATACGGAAGATGGAAAATATATCAAATCGACAAAAGATACATTAGGTAGAATAACTACTTATGATATTGATACCAATACAGGTTTAACAAATTCTATTACAGATTCAAAAGGAGTTTCTACTCATTATACTTATAATGAGAAAGAACAATTAATCAAAGTAGAAAAAGATGACAAATGTGTAGAATATGAATACAATGATAAGAATTTATTATCTAAAATAAAACATGGAGCCAAAGAATATAATTTTAGTTATGATGAGTTTTTAAATACAAAAACAATTGGAATTGGAGATAATACATTAATTACCAATAATTATGAAAATAATAATGGAAACTTATTATCTTCCATCTATGGAAATAATGATAGTGTTAGCTATACTTATGATGAATTTGATAGAGTTAAAACGTTAAATAAAATGGATAATACGTATACTTATCATTATGACAATCTAGGAAATATAGCTAGAATTGATTCTAATAATACCATTTATAGATATCAATATGACTTATTAAAAAGATTAACAGAATATCGATATGATTTCTTTAAAGCAAAATATGAATATGATGAAACAAGTAATGTAAAAGATAAGTATTTTAGTAATTTAGAAACAGCTCATCATATTAACTATGAATATAATAAAGATAATGCAGTAAGTAAAATCATATTTGATAATAACAATGATAGAAGAGCACAACCTAGTTTATATTCGGGTGGAGATGTTGCTTACAATACCTATTATGAAGATGAATTAATCAATACATATGATGAATTAGGAAGATTAAAAGAAAAATCATTAAATGAGAATTATAAAACAAATTATCATTTTATTACAAAAGGAAAAAGAAGCTCATTTATATTAGATAAATTAGAAGATAATTTTAATCAGTTTGAATACAAATATGATGAACTAGATAATATTACAGATATTTATAGAAATGACAATTTAGTAAATCATTATGAATATGATAACTCA